TGATGGCGAAATGGACAAGGATCAAACCAAGGGCATTCCTGAGTTGGCCGACGGTCTCCGGGCTATCTTCAGCGGTCAGATTCAAATCCCCGACTTCCCACAGCAAGTACCTGCGTTTGGAAACGACAACGCCAAGATGCGCTTTTATCTAGACCTTTACGTGGGTCAGCACAAGTTGGCTAACGTTCCAACTCTCAATTATGTCAACAACATCATTGACAAGTTGGCTGAAGGCAAAAAGCTCGACAGTGCTGAAACATCGGTTGCCAAGATGCTTTACAAGGCTTTGGATGACGATCTAATGGGTGGTGATCTCGAGGAAGCTTACTATGATGATGACAATGATCCTTACTATGATAAGAATCAGGGTCGCATTGAAAACGCTCTAGAAAGCCACATTGCGGACTTTGATCCCGTGACGTTCTTGCAAACCCAAGGCTATGAGGACTTCTTGGATGACACGGCTCATCCCGATGACAAGGCTTCTCCAACGGCCAGCCGTTACTTTGTTCAAGGTATCGCGCATTGGCTAAACGTTGGTCTAGAGGGTGATGATCTAGTTGGTTATGGTGATAGCTCGGCTGTTCTCCATGCGGCTCAAGAGCTGTTTGACAAGCAAGTCAAGCCATTGTTGACCGGCAAGGGTTGGGCCATTGACGAAGAGATTAATGAGTTTGCGGCATTTGAAGAAAAGCCCGGCCATCATGGTTTCGCCGCTGGTGACCATGTTTCCACTGATTTTGGCCCGGCGCAGATTGTCAGTGTTGAAGGCGATATCGCAACGGTAAGCTTTCTAAACGGCGCAACCAAGGAAATCCACGTCGATGACATGGACGAGGTTCCCACTTTGGGCCGAGTCGCTGAAGAAGCAGATCTTGCGGAATGGTTTGACAGCTTTGATCCCAAGAACATCCTGGGTGAGTTTGCTCTACCCAAGGATCCATATGATCAAGGCAAGTTGGCCAAGAGCAATGGCCAGTCCACTAACAGCAATCCTTATGGTTCTGAAAACCAAGATGGTCAATCTTGGTTGCGTGGATTCCATGGTATGAGTCACCCATTTGCCAATGACATTGATGAAGAAGAGCAGTTGGATGAATTGTCAACGGAAAAGGTTGGCAAGTATTTTAACCAAGCTGCTGGTCAGCGTGCCCGCGCAGAACGCAAGGGTGACGATGAGACTCTAAATCGTCGTGACCGTGGTCTTTCAATGGCATTTAAGAAAATGCGCTCCGAGGATATCCGCGAGGGTGTCACTGACGCTGCGGGTCTTGACGCAATTTTGGCGGATCTCAAGACTTTTGCGGATCAGGTTCTCAGTGATCCAGAAGCTCATGGTTTGGAACCAGTCATTGGTACTGATGATACTGATGAACAGGAAATGGCCTTTAATAACAAGTTTGCGGATATTCTAACCCATGCGCTTTCCCAGATGATCAAGGATCAGCCCTTCACTGAAACTGAAGAGATTATCCCTGGTGATCAGGGTGAAGACTTGATCAACGACGTCAAGGTTCATCCCAAGGATGAAATGGACGAAGCCGCTGAAGCTGAACTACAGGCATTGCTGAAAAACGCCCGTTTCCGGATGTAATTCAACAACCATGGCGGGGACTGGAAAACTGGTCCCCGCCATTGCCATGAATAATGACTCTGGTGAACCTCTCCTGTATTCTCATTTTATCAACAGGAGAATACCATGACACTGATGTCAACCCACGGAAAATTCCAAGTAATTGACTCGGGCAAAACCGGCGGAATCTATTCTGTCGTTGAAACCCTCGAGGGTCAAAACCACGCACGTCATATTGGCAACTTCCAGAATCTAGAGACCGCAACCCGCGTGGCTCAAAGCATGGACATTGCTGACAAAGCGGCAACCGTTGAAGCACCGGTGGTCCCTGAGACCAAGGGCTTTGAGCTGTTTGGCTACACGTTTTCTTTCACCAAAAAGTAAACTTTGGTGAAAAGAATATTGAATACATGGTAGCAAGAACGTATAAATAGAACTGTGGCAAGGGCGCGAAGTCCTTGGACACCAATAAAAACAAATGGCTCCAAATAGCCCAAAAATAGAAAAGAAGGGACCTCCCATCATGCCTACACTAGAAGAAATTCGCGCCAAGCTGCTTTCGCAGCAGACCAAGTCCGAAGGCGGACGTCAAGGCGGCGGCGACAACTCCATGTATCCTTTCTGGAACGTTCCTGAGAACGGTCAAAGCTTGATCCGCTTTCTCCCGGACGGCGATCCCAACAACACCTTTTTCTGGGCTGAGCGCTTGGTTATCAAGCTGCCATTCCAAGGAATCAAAGGCGAGCATGACCGCGAGGTTTTGGTCGAGGTTCCCTGTATGGAAATGTACGGTGAGTCCTGTCCAATCCTAGCTGAAACCCGCCCATGGTGGAAGGATGACAGCCTACAGCCTTTGGCTCGTAAGTATTGGAAGAAAAAGTCCTATATGTTCCAGGGCTTTGTTGTTCAAAGTGGCTTCGAGGAAAAGAATCTCCCAGAGAATCCAATCCGTCGCTTTATGATCAACCCAAGCATCTTTGAGATCATCAAGAGCTCGTTGATGAATCCTGAAATGGAAGACTTGCCCACTGACTTTACGGCTGGCCGTGATTTCAAGCTGGTCAAGACCATGAAGGGTGGCTTTGCCAACTACAGCACCAGCAACTGGTCCTTTAAGACCCGTGCGCTAAATGCCGATGAAGCTGGAGCCATTGATACCCATGGTCTAAAGAACCTCAAGGACTATCTCCCCGCAAAGCCAAGTGCTGAACAGCTTGAGGCAATCAAGGAGATGTTCCACGCATCAGTAAATGATGAGGCTTATGATCCAAACCGTTGGGGTCAGTTTTACAAGCCCAAGGGTAGCTTTAACAATGACAGCAATGGCGGTAGCAATACCGGTGGTGGTTCCAGTAACTACCAGGCACCAAGTGCCCCACAGGCTCCTGCGGCGCCACAAGCACCAGCAGCTGATCCTTTTGCTGCCATGCAGGCTGCTCGCGCTGCGGCACCAGCCCCAGCTCCAATCCAGGAAAGCCAGGCAGCACCTGCGCGTCCTGCTGGAACTCCAGACGCTTCGGAGATTCTCCGTCGCATCAAGGAAAAGCAAGCTGGTCTAAACGGCTAATGCTTGGTGGGGAGGGCAAGTCCCTCCCCACACCTACTAAAGGAAATTGTCAATGAAATTTCGTCCTTTGGCCGACCGTGTTCTGGTCCGTCGTAAAGTTTCAGATGCCATGACAGCCGGTGGCATTTTGATTCCTGAAACTGTTCAGGAAAAGCCACAAGAGGGTGAAGTCCTTGCCGTTGGTCCTGGTCGCTATGAAAATGGTGCCTTGGTTCCCGTAAGTGTCAAAGTTGGTGACACTGTGGTATTTGGTAAGTGGGTTGGTACGGACATCAAAGTTGAAGGTGAACAACTGATGATCATGGAAGAAAGTCAAATCATCGGCGTGGTTGCTGCCTAAGCAACCAGATCGTCCTGGTGGTCACAACAATGCGGGCGTGTCATGCCGCGTGACTGGGAGGACAGATAACTCAGGTTATCTATGGCACTTTAGCTCCAAAAGAAAGAGACCAGAAAATGCGTCCAGTAGATTTGTCAAAATTCAGAAAAGATATCACCAAGGGCCTCGATGGCATCTCGGTTGGTTTCAATGACCCCAAGTATTGGGTCAGCACCGGCAACTATGCGCTCAACTATGCGGTCAGCGGTGACTTCACTCGTGGTATTCCACTTGGTAAAGTAACTATGTTTGCTGGTCAGTCGGGTTCCGGTAAAAGCTATCTAGCTTCTGGAAACTTGGTCAAGAACGCACAAGACCAAGGTTACTTTGTTGTTCTCATTGATTCTGAGAACGCACTTGATTCTGATTGGCTCACAGCACTTGATGTTGATGTCAGTGAAGACAAGCTCTTGAAGATCAATGCTGCGATGATTGACGATGTTGCGAAGATCATCAGCGACTTCATGAAGAGCTTTAAGGGCACTTATGCCAATACTCCACGGGAAGAGCGACCAAAGGTTCTCTTTATCGTTGACTCCCTGGGTATGTTGTTGACTCCCACGGACGTTAACCAGTTTGAAGCTGGTGAAATGAAGGGCGACATGGGACGCAAGCCCAAAGCTCTAAACAGCTTGGTCCGCAACTGCGTGAACATGTTTGGTGAGTGGGATATTGGTCTGGTGTGTACGAACCACAGCTACGCAAGCCAGGATATGTTTGACCCCGATGACAAGATCACTGGTGGTCAGGGCTTTATCTACGCCTCTTCGATTGTTCTCGCGATGCGCAAGCTCAAGTTGAAGGAAGACGAGGACGGCAACAAGACGTCAACGGTTCAGGGTATCCGGTCTCAGATCAAGATCATGAAGACCCGTTACAACAAGCCATTTGAAACCGTTGAGTTGAAGATTCCTTGGGACAGTGGCATGGATCCTTATTCGGGTCTCTTGGATATGTTTGAAGCCAAGGGTCTGTTTACCAAGGACGGAAACAAGCTCAAGTACGTGGCCCTTGATGGAACGGAAACAAAGAAGTTCCGCAAGCAGATTAATAATGATATCTTGGACCAAGTCATGCTTGAGTTCCCCGTACACATGGAACGCCGTGAGGCCGCGGAGGCAAAAGCCAAGGCAGACGAAATGGCAGCCATGCTCCTAAATGAGGCGGAAGACAACGAATAATGAGTAGCGAAAGCAAATTGGTCATTGAGCTTTGGGATTATTTCCGGGACATGATCGCTGCGGGCAAGAGACAGGATGCTGCGACGCATCTGCTCCGATTGTTCCAGGAATATGGAATTGAAATCGAAGAGTCTCACATTGAAGGTGAGTGTGAGTACTTGGACGAAGCTCTACTCCACATTCATGATGGTGATCACGATCATCACGACGATTATGATGATCGCGACCATTATTGAATATTGATTGATCTGGGGCACCAAGTTTATCTTGTGCCCCAGACACCAAGGAGATAACATGAGCAAGTGGTACAGCCGAGTAACAGCCGATCCCCAGGACTACAGTCCGTTGATTGATGCGATTGCCCATTTTGAAACAGAACTTGAAGCGGCCCGACTTGAGACGTTTCTCAAGGGAAGTTTGGAAAAAGCCAGCAGCCGCTTGCCTGGTATCACAACCTTGCGTTTTGGACAGCTTCAGGAAGTTGAAGCCATTCTAAAATACCTTAACATCCGTTTTGATCAAGTCAAGGGCGCCGCGTTTAAAAAGTATCTCGAGGGTTACGCGCGCTCCCTGAGTAGCAGGGATGCGGAAAAATACGCAGACGCTGACGACAAGGTCATTGAAATTGCCCTACTGATCAACCAGATTGCCTTGGTCCGAAACCAGTATCTAGCCATTATGAAAGGCCTAGATTCCAAGAACTGGCAGATCAGCAACCTTACCCGGTTGAAGGCAGCAGGCTTTGAAGACTACTCCATTGACGATCAACCCAAATTCTAATGTTGACGTGAGGTTTAAACATCGTAAAACGAGTCCGAGTCGCTGT